TAATTCTTCAACCTTATCCTTAATATCATCAACCATATCTTTTACAGGTTCTTCAAATGGTTCAGGCACATTAAAACCATCATCATCAGTTCCAAAAGAAGCATCCGCAGTAGGTTTAACATACCAGTCTTGTCCTTCCTTGAATTTCTTATAAGCATCTTTTATTTTTTGTCCGTCAGATAAAGCACACCCATATGTCTTGTGATAAGCAGTAGCATATTGTTTCACGAAGTTAGTCCATCTATTAGCACCACCAGACATTTCACTTTTTTCTTTAAAAGGGGGTAAATTTCTTTCACCTTTATATTTTTGTTTTAAATCAATCATTCTCTTAAGATTTTTAGGATCTATTTCAGAAGGTAGTAATGGAGTATCAGATGTAATTCTTTTTGTTGGTCTAAAAACAGGATATTGTCTATCCCCTATATCACCCCATTCTTCCTTAAACCATCTTGTTAATCCTTGATCTCTTGGTTTTTGTCCCCTATATCTTCCACCTAAATCTTTGTATTTTTTTACAATATAACCACTTTTAAAAGCACTTGGTTTTTCAAATACATCATCAGCCATTTCTTTAGCTCTTTTATATAAATGTTTATCAATAGGAATAGAACCACCAGAAGGTATAGTATCTTCAATATCATTATTATCCAAATAAGGTAAAGAAGAAGGAGTAAAACCAAAGTCTTCATAGTATCCAGAAGGTAGATCTGAATAACCATCATAGTATTCTCCAGAAAATACATCACCATCGGCATTAGTATCAATCATATTCATATTAGGAGGAAAGTCTGAACTTGTTTCATTAGAACCACCTATTAATCTTGTATATCCATTACCTTGTAATTCGGCATATGCTTGATTTTCTGCTTGTAATGCTTCACCAATAGCTCCAAAATCAACATCACCCATACCATCATCTTCATCACTATCAACTTCAGGAACAGGAGGAGGAACACCTTGAAAAGCAATAGGATCTTCAGGAACTTCTACTTGTGTAGGATATTCAGATGGAGGAACAGCTCTACCACCTTCAAAATGAGGAAGATATTGAGGACGGACATCAACGCAATTTTTACCATTAGCATTACACGCCATTAAACCACCAGATAATTCTTGATCTGATTTTAATATATCTTTCAACATATTACCTAATTCAGGTTTTTTTAATTTACCTAATGCTTTTGGTAGTTTTATTTTTTTATCCTTGTGATAAGTTTTCAAAAACTTTCTCATATTTCCAACACTTAATTTTTTAGTATTTAATTTACCACCTTTATAACCTTTACCAATAAGTTCATCACCTAATTGAGTTAGACTACTTGTTCCGTGAGCGGTAAAAGGATTAAATCCAGCTTTAGTAGATATTGTATCATTCTTGTGAAATTGAGTAAAATTTAAAGCACTAACAGGGTCTTTATCAGATCTAATATCATATTGATTACTGGGATTAACTCTACCTACATCACTCCAATTAGTAGCCTTATTATATGTAATAACTTCATTTACAGGAGTATCTTCATTTAATTTTTCAACATATCCTCCAGCCCTACTATGACCTATGGATGTAATATTTTCAGCACCATATTTTTTAATAGCAGCATCTTGTTTTTTCTTGTGTTCTTTGTATGTTCCAGTAGATTTAAATCTTCCAGTTTTAAATAATGAAAAATTATCTAACCAATCTCTCCAATCGGCACTACCCCTATGAGCTACAACAACTTGATTATTTGTAGTATTTTTATAAACTTTTACCCTTTTATCAGATAATTCAGGGTCAATTACAAAATCTCCAATATTACTTTTTTTTTTATCATATGAAGCATCTAACATACTTTTAATATCTGATGCTTTTAAAGCACCACCTCTATATCCCATACCCTTTAAATGAGTTTTTGCTTCCTTAAGTAGTGTTTTAGACTTTTGTTTATCTTTCAGATAATCTTTTAAATGTTCTAACATTTTAGGTCTATCTTTGAATGTAGTTTTAGGTCTTCCTTTACCTTCTTTCTTTTCATATACAGACTTACAATCATCACAACACTCACCACCAGATAATTCAGGGTTCATTTTTTTCATTCTTTTAAAGTGTAATACCATTTGCTTATCAGTAAAACCACCACCTTCTTTTTTTGGTAATATAACATTTTGGTAAAACCTTGCTCTATCAGCAGTTCTCTTAATAAATTCATCAGGATTTTTCAATACGAATTCAGAAAATTGTTTTAGATCTTTAACTTTATTAGGATGTTTTTTTTGAAAATCTTTCATTTGCTTGGTAAAACTACCCCATTTGAGTTTATCAAAGTCAATCGCTTCCTCTTCACTAATAGGAATGTTCTTTTTCATTATTATATAATTATAATGATAAAAAAAAATTAATTATTTCTATATTTTTATACTAAATAATAGAAATTCTAAAATAATTCCAGAAAAAATCTGAAATAAAATACTTTATAACAAAGGTTAATATTTCAATAAGGTTCATATATTATTACCATAGAATATTAATAGCTAAATTATTTGGAGAATATTTATCTTTTTTCCAGTCCCCAGAAATATTTTTTGCCCTTAATAAATAGTTATTTCTTTTCTTTAAACTTCTATGTTTATTAAAGTCTTCATACCCCATTTGTCCGAAATGTATCCATTTACCATCAGGATTTTTCACCATATATTTTTTATCTTTTCTTGTAGATCTGAATAATATTCCTTTCTTACCTAACCATCTGAATGCTTTATTTTGGGCTTTTTCTGGATTACTATAGTCCCATATATCATCATTTCTTTTAAATCTTGTAAAAATTGTATTATTTTCAAGATCGTATCTATTCATTATATAATTTATAGATATTTATTTTCAAGATATTGAGGTTTTCCTACACTATATATAGGTTTATTAAAAGGTAATCGTCTTTGATATAGTGTATCATCTCTGGGGTCTATTGGTAATAATCCACCACTTTTTTCAGATGGGTCAGGTTGTCTTTGTTGTCTGGCTGCTACATAGTTTTCGGTTATACTACTAACCTTTTGTTGTATTCTTGAAATAGTCGCTTTTGCTTGTTCCCATATTGCTTCTAATGCTTCCATATCATTCATTTGTCCTTGTCTTCTTTGGAAAAGTCCTATTTTACCAGATATTTCATCTATACCTTGTTCTACATTATCAACTTCATTTTTAATAGTAGAAACATTAGTTAATGAAACAAAATTATAAGCAGGAATTAATTGTTGTAATATAGGTTCAGATCTTTTCAGAAATTTTACACCAGCATTAAGATCTGATACAACATTTCTAAAATCGGCAGGAAGTAAATTTGTATTTCCAGTTTGTTGGTTAATTCCAAAAACAGCAGTAGCCGTATCTATTGCTTTACCAGCATCTAACAATTCCTTAAGAAATGATAAAGCCAGATTATCAGCATCACCCCCAGTAGGATCTGTTAAAGGGTATTCAGTTATTTGACTAAATGCTTTCTTTTGTGCTTTTATTATCCTCTTTTTTGCTCTATCAAGTGAAGCTTCTTCAGTTTGATTGAAATTATAATCAGGAATTACAGGCATTATATATTATTAGTATATAAAAAAATATATAATAATTATATTTTTTTTTATATTTTATTCAGAAAATTACAGAAAAATTAGTAAAGACCCTTTTCTTTTACATATTTACTTGCTTGAGCTAATTTAAGTCCTTTTTCTTTCATTACTTTTTTGACGATTTCAGCCCTTCTTTTTCTTCCATCACCTCTTCCAGAGCCTTCTAAATAAGATTTAACGGCATCTTTCGCCATTTTACTACCTTGTTTTACTGCTTGTTTTTTACCTTCTTTAATAACTGCTTGTCCTACCTTTGATTTAGCAGCACCTTTAATAGCCTTACCAACATTAAATTTACCACCACTTTCAACACCAGCACCCATTAAAGCAGCAACAGCAGCATCTTTAGCTACATCAACAGCAATAGGAGCAACTACTTTACCAACAGATTTCAGAGTTTTACCAAGATTGAATTTACCACCCTTTTTAAGATCTGCTACTTCCATACCTAATTTTTCATCTTCTCTATCTTTTCTTCCTTGTTTTCTTGGTCTTCCCCTTCGTTTTACACCAGCACCCATTAAAGCAGCTTTAGCAGCATCAACCGCCAGTTCTTTACCAATATCAAGAGCAACAGGAGCTACTGCTTTTCCAACAGAAGATAAACCTTTACCAATATCTTTAAAAATATTACCACCAGAATGAACTCCCATACCAGAAAGATGAGCCATCTCAATAGAATTATAAAGTGGATAATTAGCACTTGTTCCAGGTATAAGTTTTCCAGAGGAAGCATTCCAAGAAGGAACAAAACCAGGAGGTCTTCTACCACCAGAAGGAATACCATTACCTACTAAAGCAGGACCGATTACATTATATCCAAGATCATATCCAAGATTGAAAGGATTAACAGGACCAGGAAAGACATCACCAGCAGCACTACCAATAGGTTTAACTACATCTTTAGCAATAGAATGAACGATTGATTTCCAATTACCACCAGATTGAGTAGCACCTAAAAGATGAAGATGAGGATGGTCTGAACCAAGAGTATAAGATCTACTACTTGTTGTATGAACTTTACCATCCTTTCCGAGATATGCCCCACCAGACATTCCATAGTCAAATTCAGTTACATTACCTTCAATTGTATTACCTTCTCTTGATTGAGCGACCATATTCTCAATCTGTTCTTTTGCGATTTCCCTATTGTAGGGTGTATCATATGCTAAACCATAGTTTCTTGAAGCCATATTTATATATTATTAGTATATAAAAAAATTTAAAATAAATATTAAAATTTATATAAAAATTAATATTCAGATACGATTTTCCTATATTTTTATTAATAATATTTCTATTAATAAAAATTTATATAAAATTTAAGAATTGTCTAAAGTTGTTTATCCACAAAGGGCATCAAGTCTTCCAGCACCAGAAGCAACTCCAGCACCAGAAGGAACACCAGCACCAGCAAATTTCTTAAGTTTTCTAACAACATCCCTTACAAAAGGCATCTTTTTAACAGCAGTAAGAGCCATATCTCCCATTTTACCACCTACAAGTCTTTTGTATTGAGCGGATGATACAGGATCAACACTTTCTTCGTTTGTTTTAGCATCTAATACCATTTGCTTGGTAAGAATACCAGTATAAATATTTGATGAACCAGCAATAGTAGTAAAAAGACCACTATTAACACAGATTACACAGATTTCAGGAGTGATGTTTTCACCAGAGATATTTGTAGCACTAACTTGGAATTGGAAGTTATATTGTCCGATTGAGCCACTTGATAGGTAGTCTGGTAAGGAAAGATCTTTTGCTGGGGAAAGTATCAATAATGAACCAGTTGTATATATACTACTACCTTGTCCTGAAGCATTATCCACTTTAATTGCTGAACCACTAAATTCAGCCCAACTTTGTTCCGAGCAATTAGATTGCGAAATTCTCCAGAGATCCTGTGCTGTGCTACTTGAAAGCAGCCCAGAAGTGTTGTTAAGATTGACTGAAATAGAGTTAATTCTGAAGAATGAAGAACTATCCTTAATAGTTTGTTGGGACATAGGTTTTCTTACACATACAATAAAGTAATCAGGCAATTGATTAATCTGAATATTTTGAGAGTTAAGAGTAGCAGTATTTCCAGCATTAACAACTCCTACACTTGATTGAAGTGATAAATATCTTGGGAAGTCCATATAAGGCACGACATTACGAGCTTGAATTAAGTCAGTTGGTTGAGTAGAAAGGAAGTTAAGCAACATTCTTGCGTCTGGGAAAGGATTTTGACTAAATGTAGATCCAAGAGAAACAGAATAGGTATAAGGAGAAGCTGTAGACCAAAATCTCTTACAAGTTGTATCAATATTCATTACGAAATTCATAGCATTAATTCCGACTAAAGCTTGTTTGTTGTATTCACTATCACCAAAGATAAAAGGAGAAAGACCCATTAATGGTTCAGTAACATTAATATGTGCTTGAATAACCCAAGTATCAGCAAGATCAGTAGAGATAGGAGAAGCATCAGAACCACCAGCGGCTATGTTGTGAACGAAACTATCAATAACTATAGGATATTGACCTCTTGGAAGAAGATCACCATCATAGGAAGCAGTTCCATATGCGGCTAAAGGATTGTTTGTTGCTCCAACACCATCAGCATAGGCTTTATATGCTTGATCTGGAAGACTGGGGGTCATTCCATTATACTTGTAAAGCTCTCTGTTGTTGTTAAGTCTTAAAAGTTGAGGAAGAACATCTTGAAGATTGACTGAAACATTAGTATTGTTAATTTGAGAACTTAAAGTTGTGAAAAGTGAGTTAAGAGGGAATGCTTGTAAAGCATCAGTAGAACCATAGTTAAATGATTGTATTCCGACAGGAACAGCAGTAATATTGATGGTAAAATAAACTGAAGATTGTAGCAAAACTTCTCTTGAAACACATACACTTTCAGAAGGCACTTGAATATTAAACACCATACTGGAAGAACTTGTTGAAATAGCATTAAATTGCTGGTAAGTGTTGCTGGAAGCTCCACTCATTACGGCATAGTCCAATTCATCGGTAATATCAGCAAGTCGGCTGTCTTTGATGAGGGTAGTCTTGAAATCGGCACTCATTATTATATATTAAAATAAGATTTTATTTTTGGGAAATATTAATTTAACTAAATTAATTAAATTAATATATTTAAAGTTGAAATTCCTATACTAAATTTTTCTGATGTTGGATCTGATAAATTCTAAAGATCTAAAAAAATATTCTTATACTTAATTGTCTAAATCCTTTATTTTGGCTTCTTCTTTCTTTTCAAAAAGAAACTTAATTGTAGCAGATCCCCCAGAAGGTAAATAAAATGGTATTAATCTTCCGAGTTTATCTCTCCAATATACTTCAATATCAATATCCGCTATAGGTGTATTACCAGTCATAGCAATTCTTCTATACTCCGCTGTTGGGTTATATAATATCTGTGGTTTGAAAACTTGTTGATTAGTTTCCATATCTGTAATAATTTGAGCGAAATTAGCATTATTTCCTTGAGCTGCTACAATTAGTTGATTATTGTTAAATATCTGTGGTGAAGAAAGTTGATTAGCAACAATAGGTAAAGTATTTGAAGTAAATACAATACTACTAACTGGGGTCCAAGTGTCTATAGTTGAAAATTCTTGAAATACTTGAGTATATTCTATTTGAGAAGCTGGGGCGGCATTAGTGGGTAATAAGATTGTAGAAACTCCTAAAAAGTCCCCAATAACTATCTGATAATTCTTACCATCTGTAATAGCTGGACTAATTCCATAGTTGATAGTAGCAAAGCTATTAAATAGACTAAATAAAGCAGGATTGAAAAATATTCTTATTCTTGATTGTTTAACACCAGCAGCATTTAATTGATTATAATATTGACTTTCGGCATTAATAATTGCTTTCATAGCCGTTTCATCCCAGTAAATAATTGGTTGTTTAGCAGTAGCCACAGGAGCAGCACCAGGATCTAAAAGTAAAGAACCAAAAGCAGTCTGAAATGTAGCATTCATTAGTGTAACAAAGTATTGAAATGAATAACAATAATAATAGTTGGTTTGACTATCTTGTAATCCATTAGGTAAAGCATTTGGAGGCAAAGGGACAGGAGTATTTCTATTTTGAGCGACCCAGTTTAAATATATCTGACTACCAGTTCCTAAAACAACATCATTAGCATCTACATAGTCCATAGTAATACTATAAATTGAAGCATTAGGATCACCTTGATTAGGTTGAATTTCACATATAAGTGTAGGTAAATTGTATGTATCCAGACTAAATCTTGTAATTGATAAAAAATAATCACCACTATTAGGGACAATTGGGTTGTTTCTTGTTTCACTAAATCTTAAGAAAGGTTCATCAGTAGATACACTCTGAAAGTTAGTTGTAACAATATCGTAATAGATAAAGTCAGGATTAGTATTTTTTGCTCTAACTGAAAGTTGGGACATCTATATTATATATTAAGGTAAGATAATTTTTAAACTAAATAAAATCTGTAAATTATATTTGCTATTATTTACCTAAAATTTAGGAATTATTTGTAATTTGGAGAGTAGGGATAGTTGGATAGTTAGATTTCAAAATATTTTTATCAATAAAAAATTCAGATAAAAATATTCTTATAATGGTTTTACAAAAATAAACTCTCCCTACTATCCAAAATTCCTTAAGGACCAGGTTGAGGATATAATGGTTCTGTTGTATCTACATTTAATACTACATAGCATCCACCTTTAGTTCCAGGACCACCAAAATTTCTACTTCCTTGTTGATAAGCATTAAATAAATATCCACCAGTATCAGTCCAATCAGTAAAATATGTAAAAGCAGGTGATTGACCTTGTTCTACACATCCCCCAGAAACTTGTTGTAAAGGTTGAGTAGCCGTTCCAGGCACTTCAATAGGATCTTTTTCAGGAGCAGAAGCATAGTATCCACTTCCAGCCGTAGCTACTATAGTTCCACTAACTTGAATATATGATGGATTTTGTGGGGTTAAAGTAGCAGGATCAGGATAATCATCAGGATAAGGTAATGGAGCAGAAGAAGGATAAACACCATTATCAGCAACATATATTACAAGACTATTAGTTCCTCTTACATTTCCTATACTTCCAGAAATAAATGACCCAGTTGTAGCAGTAAGACCATCTGCTTCACCAGCACCATATAACCAATAATCAATAGAAGAGCATTTTTCAAAAGGAATATTAGAAATAGTATATGTTCCAGGAGTATCAAACCAATATGTAATAGTTTTACTTGATCCTTCCACTTTTAGATCTACATAGTCTTTAGTAACCGCTTGATTATCATCTGTAGGTATTAATCCAGCACCAGCAGTAGGAGCATTAGCTCCAGAAGTTTCATTAAAAGCATTAGCACCAGTCCATACATTATTTAATCCATCAACACCTCCAGAAACAGCATCAGCTATAATAGCATTCATATCATCGTAAGTAGTAAGAGCATCAGCATTAGTAATATTAGTAATTCCACTACTAAAACCAGTAGGTAAAGCAGCAAAAGTATTTACACCAGTCCAAGTATGTTCTGATGTTAAAAAATTAGTATTAGTATCAGCAAGAGCATTATCAGTATCAGTAGCAGTAGCTATTTTATTACCTTCCCAAGCATCAGGATTAAGAATAGCACAATCATTAGTAAATTGATTAGTTCCAGTCCAAGTATTATTAGATGCTAAAACATCAGTTCCAATACCAGTTCCAGTAATAGTTCCAGAAACATTTAAATCTTTTGCTATATTACAATCACCAGCAACATTTACAGGTCCGTTAAATGTTAATTCAAAGGGATAATCTTTTAAAGTTTCAGCACTCATATTTATATATAATAAAGAGATTTTTATTATATCTAAATTTAAATATTTAAAAAAATCATATCTGAAATCTAAACAAAAATTTCAATAAAAATACAGCCACCAGTTTGAGTAGCGTAATTAGTAGCATCAGTAGCTTTACCACCTCTTCCATATAAACTTAAATTAAATGGACTATAGTTATATTGTAATGTATTCGGATTATTAGCAACAGGAACAACATACCCATTAACACCATTAATAGCTTGTCCTCCAAAAGTAGTAAAAGGATCAGCAGGAACAGGTTGAGTTGTTCCAAAATCAATAGTAGCACTTCCACCAAGACTTACAGCATCAACAGCTACAGCAATAGCATCACCAGCATTAAATTCAATTTTATCAGCTTGGGGTTGATTATAAGACTTCCACAAAATATAAGTATTTCCACCACCAATATTAGCAGTTATATCATAGGAAACATCACCAGTAGGGGGAGAAGGTAATTCAACTACTAAATAAGCACCAGACCCACCAGATTGAATATTACCAGCAGAAGCAACTCCACCACCAGAAACAGCATCAGCACCACCACCAACCATATGAAATCTTAATTTTGTAGCTCCAGTTAAAGAAGCGGCAGGAATAGTAAAAGCTCCAGGAGTATCGTAAAATAAAGTTTTTACATTACCAGCACCAGGAGTATTAAAAGCCGCTATTTCATTATCTACATATGTTTTATTGGCTAAAGCATTACCAGTAGTCGGAGCGTCTTCAGTTGAAAAACCAGCAGTAAAATCGTTAGTTCCAGTAAAGGTATTATTCAAGTTAGTAATACCAGTAGTAGAAGCAGTAGCAACAGCAGCATCAACAACAGATCTATTTACTAATTGAGTTCCAGATAAAGCAGCAGTAGCACAAGTAGGTTTTACATCATTCTGAAAAGTTTGTAAAGCAGTATAAGTATTAGCACCTATATAAGCAAGAAAATTATTGTATGTTCCAGGATCAGCCAATTTAGTTGATACATAGTTTCCAGTAGATACACCAGTTCCACCAACAGGGTCAATAAATTGCGGTAATTGATCGTTTGTAAAAGTATTCTCACCAGTCCAAGTATTATCAGAACTTAAAATATTTACAGGAATACCAGCATTATAAACATCACCTCCAATATTCATATCACCTTCTACAACTACATTATTATTGACTATTAAGTTGTTGTTTAACTCTAAATCTTGGTTTAAGTTTTGAATAGAATTAATACTCATTTATATATAATAATAAGATTTTATTATATATAATATTTTTAAAATTAATTCAGAAAATTTCTAAATAATAGATTTTCTTAAGCAGTAGCCGTTATTGAAAATCCAGCACCAGCACCAGGATAGGCTTTATTATCACCACCACCTCCAGAACCACCTTGTCCGAAATTGTCTATTCCCCAATAACTTGTTCCAGTTTTATTTACATTTCCATTACCACCTTGAAAACCATTAGCAATTTTAACAATTTGACTATTAGCTCCAGCAGTCCAAGTTCCAGCAGCTACATTACAATTTGTATTACCACAATAACAACTATAATTATTCTCGTATGTAGTTCCACCTTTACCTCCAGTAGGGTTTAATAATGTAATAGCACTTCCACCAATATTAGTTTCATCAATTTGTAATAAACCAGTAGCACCATTACCACCACCCCAACCGACACCACATCCATATCCAGGTCCTCCACCTCCAGGCATAGTAATTTTTAATGATACATCAGGAACACCACTACCAGCACCTAAAGCACCTCCAAGAATAAAACATCTTGCTCCACCTCCAGAAGCTCCACCAGTTCCTTTTACTCCATATGTTCCTCCAACACCAGGAGATCCTCCACCACCAGAACCAGTAAGCCAACAATTAAACGATTTTGAACCATTTAAATTTGCTTGACTTATATACATAGTAGAACTACCTTGATATTTTGACGATTTTGATAAACCAGAAACACCAGAAGCAGTAGTATCATCTACATATTTTTTAGTAGCAATATCATCACCAACAACAGGTTCAGTAGTAGTAGGTAAATAATTTTGAAAAGTATTTATTCCAGTCCAAGTATTTGATGTCCCTAATACATTAGTAGTAATAACACTTGCTTCATCAGTAACCTCTTGATGGGTCATTAAATCTTGTGGGGTAGGTGTAACTAAACCTCCACCAGAATTAGGATTGATATAATTTACATCACCATTAAAAGCAGCAACACCAGTAAAAGTATTATCCAGTCCTAAAACACTTTGAGTATTGACTATTTTGTTAAAATCAGATACTCTAACAGCACCACCATCACCAGCACCATTATTAAGAAATTGAGATGTTTGTTCTGGTCTATAACCATCCCATTCATTTAAACCAGTCCAAGTGTTATTATCCGCTTGTCCTTGAGAATGTTCTCCATTTATAGTTCCATTACAAGTTAGATCTCCGTTGATTGTTAAAGATTGTATTTGAATATCTAAATCCCTACCGAGATTGATAGGAAGAGAAGTTTTATTCAAAGTTCCGACACTCATATTTATATATTATAAATAGATATTTTAAAAATATTCTTAAATTAAATAAATTTATATGATTAATCAATTAGATCTATAGAAATCTAATAATGAAATAGAAGAAATCTAAATAATAATAATAATATTTAGATTATTTATAGTAATTTTAGATTATATATTGTAATAATTTTAAAATTATTACATAGCAATATTAGATTTTAATATAATATAATTTAGATTTTATATATTCAGATTATATTATATGTATTTTTAGATTTTTATCAATTAAGCATAGCAATATTGTTGTAATTGAGGCACTAATTCAGGTTCTTTTATCTTTTTTACTACTCGTTTAGGTAATAAAAGTTTATCAGGTTCTTCAGGTTGGTCTTCTTCCTTATAAATAAAAGTTAGATCTTCAATAGGAATATAAACATATTCTTTCTCGTCCCAAGATTGATTAGCTCTTGAAAACATTCTCTTCTCATATGTATCAAATTGTTTCTTATCATATTCAATAGCATATATTTCAGATAAGTTTTTATTCATATCATATACAAAGTTGAATATAAATATATTCTTCTTACTTAAGTCAGAAATTTTATTCATAGTAAGCAAAGTTGTAGGGTATGCTGAATAGGAATTTTTTCTACTTTTTATTTCCATATTGATGTTGTGATTACAAGCATCATATTTAGACCATCTATCAAGTGTTAGAATAAGATCATCGCCGAATGCTTTCTTTAGATAAGGAATTATCTTTTTTTGTTGAGCTTCTCCCCAGATGTAATCTTTTTCGTAATTTACCATTTATATATTATAGTTAGATTTTATTTTTAGGAAAATTTAACGAATAAAAAATTTCCTAAATGTTTTTAATTTCCTAAATATTTATTTATAGATTTTTCTGGAAATATTTATCTCTATATATTATATAATTCTAATGGTTAATTTTGACGAAATGAAAAGCTCAAAGTTTAAAGTTTCTGAAGATGAACTATGTGATAGAGTAGGCACTAATATCACATCATCAGATTTAGTAAGATATTTTGGTGAGGATGCTAAAAATCATATTTTAAGATATTCTGAACTTGCTAAATATAAAAATCTTCTACAACTACTACCAGAAAATAAATCATATAAAATTATTCTGGTAGAAGAAGAAAGAAATTTAGGTCACTGGGTCTTATTAACAAGACAAGGTAATACTATTGAATTCTTTAACTCATACGGACAACAACCAGAAGCAGGTAAGAAAATATTAGGTCAATATAAAAATAGAATGATGGGACAAGATAATGATGAAATAAAAAGGTTATTTGCTACTCAACCAAGAATGAAATTTGTTTATAATGATTTTCCTTTCCAGAAACTAAAAGATGGTGTTAATACTTGTGGTAGATGGGTCATATTAAGAATAATTACTATGAGAGATCTTGAAATGGATCTAAAAGAATTTACCGAATTAGTAAAAAATAAAGCCAAAAAAATGGGTATTCCTAAAGATGGTCTTGTTTCCTTGTGGATTGGATAGTAAGGAGGGTTTATTTTTGTAAATCTAATAAGGTTAATATATTTTATTAAAATTATTTCTAATAAAATATTTTAAATTTTAACTATCCAACTATCCCTACTCTCCATTTTAATTATCTTTTTTAGCATAGTTATTTTTAATAGTATTTGCTGATGTTCCCATAGCTTTCGCATCTTCTTCCATTTCTTCTAAAGTATCAGAATATTTATCAGTTAAATAAAGTTTTCTCATCATACTACTACCAATTTTTCTACCGAATATTCCATTTAATATTCTTGTAATATCATTTATTTGTTCTAATGGTTTTCCATCCTTATTAACTAAAAATTGTAAATGAGCGTCTTTTTGTCTTAATTGAGATCTATGTGGATGATGTTTAAGATAAGTCAATATTATTTCCATTAATACTTCATCAACATCTTGCTTTTGAGTTTTATATGTTCCTTGAGTTTTATAATTATTAAAAAAGAATTCTTTTCTATTCAGATCTAAATAATTATCCTTAACACCATATTCAGGTTTCCATTTCTTAACAACATATAATTCTTGATAGTCCTTATTTCGTCTTGGTTTTTGTAAAACGAATAAACTTAATATTAAGAAATGTAAAAGTGTTTCATACTCTCCAGAAGACAATTTTTTCTTATCCTTGATTTTTAAATAGTCATCATACATTTCACACCATTTATTTTTAACTCCTTCTCATAGCGAAGATTGGCTTCGCATAGATCATTAGTACATTCAAACTCATAGATGGGCATTACTGATCCTCACAGAAGTTGCACGGATCATTGATAGTCCACTCACCGCATTGTTTACATCGCTTGATGTCTGAGTCTTGCACTGTGTCTTGTCGCTTGC